CCTCGCGGCAACCGACGACTCGTCGGGCTTGGCCGGAGGCTGACCCGCCGTGATCAGTGCGTGAAGCTCGGGAGTGAAGTCCGACTCATTGATGGTGCAGACGCTCCCGTTCTTCAGAACCTTTACTTTTACGGTTTTGATCAGACCCAAACTGTCACCTCCTTGACTCAAGTGGGATCTCGTCCGCCCCGAAAGACGGACGAGAGACCCGAAAACCTAGTACCCGATCGCGACCCAGTTGACCAGCTTGGTGAACGTCGTTCCCGCGATTACGGCGGTGTCGGCCGTTGCGGTTGCCTTCCAGCTCTCGATCAGGATACTTCCCGACGCGGGAGTCGCAACCTGATCACCGACGAACGCCCTCGCGATCTGAGCTCCGGCGACCGGCGGCGACTCCAGATTCGCGACAGCGTACAGGACCTTCTTCAGCCCTGTCACGACCGTGTCCGAAGCAGCAACGGTCGTGTGCTGACCGGATGCCATTCTCAGATTGCTGCTCTTTTTCGCTTCGTGAACGATGACGCTTGCCATACTTCTTCTCCTACCCTTAAAGGAGTGAGCGAGGAGGGCCGAAGCCCTCCCCCTCGCTCAGTTAACGACTAGCCCGCCATACGAGTAGCGAGCTCCGGACGCGGCGTTCCGACCCCGTACAGAACGTCGTACGAGAAGCGGGTCCGCTTGTGCTCACGCGTGACCTCCAAGCGCAGGACGAGCCCGGAGACCGGGTCCACCATGCTCGAGAAGTTCCCGAGGTTCATCGGGTCGACGCCTGCGAACGGACGCATCGCGAGTGCGAAAGCATCCCTGTGCAGGAGCAGGTTGACGACGTGCGAGCCCTTCACGGTGATCGCGGTTGCCGACGTTGTGATCGCGACCTTGAGTGGAGGCGAGAACGCGAGTGCGCCCGCCGCAGCCATCAGGGTCGTGCAGGTGTAGGTCTGGTTGTCCCCGGCGATGGTGAAGATGTCGCCGACGGCGATGGTCCCGGCCCCGGTGATTGTGGTCAACGTCTCGACGCCAGCGAGGTAGCCGCTTGCGTCCGTGGTGTAGTTCCCGTCTTCCGTCCCCTTGGTGTGTGTCGGGATGTTCTGATCCATGGCCCAGAGGGCACCGAGCTTGGTACCGATCTGGCCATTGATGATGCCACCCGTGTCACCTCTGAACGAGGCATCCTGGAACGCTCGCAGTCCGAGTGCGTTCCCTTCCGCCGTCGCATCGAGGATGCAGAACCGAGGATCCATCGGAGCGAGCTGGTTCGCGAGCACGACTCTCGCGTCCAGGTACTCCTGCAGATCCGCGGCCAGTGGTGTGGTACCGGCGACGCCCGCGTACCCGTAGATGTTGGTGTACTCTCCCAGGATGTCTGAATCGATCTGGTTCGCCAACGCCTTGACTGCCTCCGAGGCCTGCATGGGGATCGTCCCCGCCATCGCCTCGTGCATGTCCTTGTCCGTCAGGTAGAACGGCGCCTCGTACCACTTGTCCAGAGCGATCGCGACTGTCGTCGGCGTCACTCCTTCTGTGGCGGGAGGAGTCGCTCCCGGAGACACGGCCTGGACTGTGATTGCGGAGGGGATCGGGATGTCGATTGTCGACCCCTTGTTCCCCGCCATCGCTTCGTAGCCCCGGTTCACAACACGCGCCATGATCGCCTGCTCGCGAAGAGCCATCAGGCCCTGTGCGAGGAGTTGAGGAATGACATTCGTCAGACTATTTGCTGCCAAGGTAAATCTCCGTTTCTATCAAGAGCCGTGAAATGCGACCCCTCCGGGGCTTGACCGTGTTCCCTGAACGAATCGGTCTGGCGACTTCGGCGTGAGTCGCCCGCGTTCTCCTTTCTTTCCGATGCAAAGGCTTTTACGGAGTAACGATGATCTCGCCCTTCGCAATCGCCTCGAGATTCCGGCCGAGCTCGACCGGGTTCGATCCGTCCATGGTACGCTTCCCGTGCAATCCTGCACGAGGGTCGGCTCCTCCCCCCTTCGACGGGGTGAAGAGATGCGGCGCTTGTTCGAAGAGAATGTTCCCCCACTCTTCCATTCCCAGAGGTTCCGTCGGCTTCTCCTTGCTGTAGAGGGAGGACTCTCCGTCCATTGCGATTCCGTCAAGGTTGAAGACCTGCATTCCTCGAGAGAGGAAGTCTGTCATCGCGCTGTCCGCGACCTTGATCTTGGTTCCGACCTCGCGAAGTCGTCCTTCGAGATCCCGTCGCTTGAGCTTCAGCTCTGCCGTCTCGCGCGACGTACGTTCCAAGGTGATCTGCTCTTTCAATGGTCCAGTTTCGGCTGCGACTGCCGACCGAATCCGAGAATCGATGTCTCCAGGATCTCCCTTCTTCTCGAGCGCCTCGAGTCGTGTCTTCATCTTGATGTGCTCGGTCGGATCGATCCCTTCGTACATCTTCAACTTCTTGAGGACCTCGTCATTCTTCTTCATGAGGTTGACATTCGTGTCCCGGAACTCCGTGACCTTGTTCTTGAACTCCGTCAGTTCAGGAATGTCTCCCTCGACCTTGAGACGATACGTTCCGTCGTCCTGCTTCGTGTACTCACTATGCAGTGCGTCTGGAACGTCTGTCAACGTTGGGATTACAACTTTCATGTTACGCCCTTTCCGCCCCACCGGGGTTTGCCCCTCCGGAGCTCTGTTCTCGTTTTGCAAACATGTACGTTCCTTTAGCATACCTCTTAAGAAGTGCATCGAGGTAGGCCTCACCTTTTGAATCGGATAACATCTTTCCTTCTCGATCCAGTTGATCGAGTAACCAGCGTTGGAACGCTTCGGGCACGATCTGGATCTCCTCATTATGAAGAGAGACCCTCCCAAACTCTTCAAGTATTAGGACGTTGTTTGACTTCAACCTCTTATTATAAAAAGCTACCGACGAGGTCATCTAACTGCCTCCCCGCCATCTAAATGTCTGCCTAAAGAGGAATCCGAGTTTCCGGAGTCGTACTGCCCCAGTCACCGTAGCGAGTCGATTGAGGAAAGCGTTCTTCTCCGCCAACGAAAGATCAGTGTCCCGAACAAGATCAATGATCCGTGCAGAGTTCGATCCAAGCTTATCCATGAAGTAGTCGGAGGAGTCTCTCGTTATCTCACGCCATCTTCCCGGAACATCCCGCAGTTCCATCTCATCCCGCCGCTCGTGCCACCAAGGCGCAAGTGCATTCGGACCAAGAGCTGGGGATGGATTTGGCTTGAATGCAAAGCCATGATCAATTCCCCAGATCTTCGATTTCCCTGCTGTCCAACGGTTCGGACGCAACCTCGCTCTGATCGCATCTTCATAGAGGGCAATGTCATCGCCAAGTCCCGGGAGCTCTAACATGACATTCTCTCCGTGACGATCGCCGTTGCCGATGGCATAGTCGAAGATGGCAAACGCATCACGGGTTCGATCTCCAATGTTCGGTAACGGAATACCCTTTAGACGTCGTACCGTGTACGAAAGTGACAGAGGAATGGAATCGGGGATAAAGCTCTGAAGCATTCCGCGCACAGACTCGCGGTTTGCCTGATCAAAGAAGAACTTGAACTCTTCAAACGACGCCGCGTCCTGTCTACTGAACGTCCGGAACCCCGTCTTCGGAATGGGCACTCCGAGAATCTTTCCGAGTGCTGCTGCAAGGACTTCTCGTACTGGCGTATCACTTTCTGCGACTCGTTCAACCCTACCCAGGCCACCCAGGATCTCCTCGAAGTCTGGGGGCTTGAAGACCGCGCGGTGCATGGCCGAGCCCTCTCCCAATACCATGTCAAAGACGTCGGTCACATGAAAGTCATCAGTGTCGATATGACTTGCCGACATGAGCTTTCCCGTCTTCATCCAGCTGGGAAGAGCGTTCTGCACAAACGGGATAAGTCTCGTTACCTTCCTCGGTCCCGTCGACGGATCGCCCATAGTACACCGACAGTTCGGATGCGCTGGAGGGAACATGATCTTCTTCCCGCTCGGGAGAACGAACTTCTTTCCAAACGGTTGCTCCTGTCCGTTCATCGGTCGACAGACCGGACACTGACGAAGAAGCTCGTCGTTCGTAACAATCCACTTCTTCCTTGCGTTCGCTGGGAGCAGCCCATCTTGTTGTGCCTGTTTCCAGCTCTCGAGCGATCCCGCATTCAACGCGCCAAGAACTTCCGTCCGCGCAATGCG